ACGTAGTAGCAACCAGAGTAATGCCTCCCCGGGTGAATGTGAGGTGGATTAAAATCCCCTTTAGTGTTTATATTGAGCCATTGATCAAATGTGGTCCATTCCCCTTTTTCCCAGCTATGCTCTGAACACACCGTTTTTAACAATTTTTTAACCTGTGTCTCAAAAAAAGTTGTCAAGTTTAAATCTTTGTCATACCAGTATTCCTCCCCTCCGTAACTTGTAGCTGATGGTGCGGGGCCGTTATTTTTTTGCTGCAGGTCTTTTAATTCTTTAAGATACTCTCTATATTGGCTACTGTTTTGCAAGTTCTCAAAAATTTGCTTTTTAATTTGGTTATGGTAGGGGAAATCAAATTCCCATACATCAGTGACAAATAAATCATGCTTCATAAATCCGCTTCCCCTATGTCGATAAAATACAAAAGTCGGTAAATTCTGTCTGGGTTTTCGTCAAGTTTAAATACATCCATAGGACTATCCATGTTCAAATCAGGATTTGGTTTATTAAGCCAATCTGCGACATAATCGTGATCCATAACCACGCAGCATTCATTAACTAGATTTGTAAATTCTATAAGTCTCTTTTTGGGAATTGTCACTTATCTTTTCTTCTTTCGTCGTACTGCCTGCGTCTTTCATTTGAGTCAATTTTTCTATCCAGTTTGTCTTGACCACTCTGAAGTCTTTCTAACCTTTGAAGAATATATTCTTTTTTTTCTTTATCGTCTATTCTATCTATATACTCCAACCCTTTTTGGATGACTCTTGGATCTATCTTTGGCCGTCTAGAAGGTACAGTAACAATGTTTGGTTTAGGGGTTGCTGGCGTGGTCTTGAGGGATTTACTTTTGTCGTCTTTCTTTTTTATGATTGTCGGTTTGGTGTTAAGCTTGGGTAATGTTACAATCGACGGTAGTTTGTGAGTGTCAAACGAAAGCAGCTCTGTTACCCCGTTGTTGTCTACCTCCACTAAACCTCTTTCTACGCTCAGTAACGTTACTCCACTGTCCGTTCTCCTTTTAGAAGACAGCGTCAAAAACCTTTTTGGTATATCTTTAGAAAACATGTAGACGTTAGTAATTCCTCCCCTAGTTATAATACCCGTCAGGTTAAGCTTTATAGGTGGTTGCTCTATTAGTTTTGGAACCTCAACTTTTGCTGGCGTTTCTTCAAGTAAAGCAAAGGCATTCCGTTTAGCGATTGTGTCGTAAGGGTTCTCTTGTGCTAAAAGAGAACTAACAAATAATAGTGGTATTAGTTTTTTCATTCTGCGTAATAGTAAGGTATTCTTGCTGAAGTATGACATTTATAACATTGATCATATGTCTCTACCAAAAGCTTAATATCAGAGTCCGATATAGTTGGTAAGTCATATTCTGGCATTTCATGAAAGGTTTCTATCTGCTTTCTGTAAACTTTACACGCAGCGATTCTAGCTTGACGTTTCGCGTTTGCGTAGGCTTGTAGAGATAAAGAAATTAATAAAAATATAACGGTAATAACTAATAGTAGCTCTAGCGTTGTAAATCCTTTTTTCATTCATCTTCAACTTCTTTAATATATTTATTTAAATCACAGCATTCTTGTAGTAGGTTTATTGCTGTGGCTCTCCAGTACTTACCAACATCTCTGAGAGCTTCGTTTTGATCTCTTAGTTCTTCTAGGTACTTTTGAGCTTTGTCTATGTGAGGGCAAGTGTTGCCGGGTATAGGGGGGCAGTCTTCTTTTAACTCTTTATACCCTTTAGTTGGTATCATAATTATTCTAATATAGTGAGTTCGTAGTCCCAAACTGCCATCGTTAACCCTATTCTGGGTAATTCGGTTGTTGCTCCATCTTTAATTTTTGTTATGAGGTGGG